GAGTTGAAGGCGATTGCCCAGGAGCAGTATTCGGAATACCAGCCGGATATGGTTTTGATTGAGGCTCAGGCGAGTGGTACGCCGTTGACGCACGAGTTGAGGGCTATGGGCATTCCTGTGGTGAATTACCGGCCATCTAGGGGTAATGACAAGATGTCGCGTGTTCACGCTGTTAGCCCTGTTTTTGAGGCTGGTATGGTATGGGCGCCTGACCGTGTATTTGCGGATGAGGTGATTGAGGAGTGTGCTGCATTTCCGTTTGCACCGCACGATGATTATGTGGACACTACGACGCAGGCGATATTAAGATTCCGTCAAGGCAACTTCATTAATCTTTATTCTGACGAGGATGAAGAGGAAGTATACCGGCGACAGCGCGCATATTATTAGGAGCCAGCCATGGCAAAAACGAAGTACGATGATAGGACTCGTCAGCAAATTGCTTCTGACACTCTTGAGGAGAAGGGTTTATTCGGCACGATTGGCACATACCTCAGTGGCAAGATGCCCCGATCCGAGAGTATGGATGATCCACAAGGCCGTTTGAACCGAAGACGCAAGGGCATGGAGACTCTCAAGCAGCGCGAAGCTGAAGGCAAGAGACGTGCTGCTGCTTTGAAGCGAAAGAAAGATCAAGAGATAAGAAAGAATAAGGCGGCAAGAGTTCTTGCTGAGCGCAAGAAGGAAGGCGAGGAAAGGGCTGCTCGTTTGAGGAGTCAGAAGGAAGAGCAGATTTCTACACGCAGGGCGGCGCCTGTTGTTGCTAAGGCTGCGGGCCAAGCCACGGGCGAGACTGCCAAGCAAAGCGCAGTGGTCGCGGCAACCAAGCCTGCCCCTAAGGCCACTGCTCCTAAGCCGAAGGCTCCTGCCGCCAAAACACCTGCTTCCAAGACCCCTGCTCCCAAGGCCCGTGCCCCTAAGGCGAAGGGCGCCAAGTCCACGCCAGCACTTACCGGCGACAAGAAATACAACGTTGGGGTGAGCAAAGGCGGCGTTCCTTTCAAGGAAGCTTTTAAATTCCATAGGGACAAAGCGTTGAAGGGTGGCTCTAAAACATTCACTTGGAACGGCAAGAAATACACAACTGAACTGAAGACTGCGGTTAAAAAGAAGCCGGTCAAGAAAATGGGAGGCGGTATGATGAAATCTAAAATGGCATCCAAAGGCGGCGCTCGTGGTGGGCGTAAGGCTATGGGCATGAAGAAGGGTGGTTTCCCTGACTTAAACAAGGACGGCAAGGTAACACAGGCGGACATCTTGCAGGGTCGAGGAGTCACCAAGAAGGCTATGGGCGGCATGATGAAGTCCAAAGGCATGGCTAAGGGTGGTGCCATGAAGAAGAAGGGCTACGCCATGGGCGGTGCTGTTAAGAAGAAAGGCATGGCCAAAGGCGGTGCAGTTTCACGCAAGCCTACTAAGCCACGCGGTGTAGGCGCAGCTAAGCGCGGTTACGGCAAGGCGATGAAGTAATGGCCGCTCCGTTATTCCCGATCATGGCTCTCATCGCTAAGAAGGGCGTTGAGGCTGCGATCAAGAAGTATGGGAAGACTGCGGTTAAGAAGGCCCAGGAGGCCTCCAAGAACCAGCCTACGCCAAAGTACATGCGGGATCAGAAAGGCCCGTCTATTGCTGATCGTGAGCGTGCAGCGACTGCAGCTAAGAAGACTCGCAACCGTGTTATTGCTGGCGCAACTGGTGTTGGTACAGCTACGGCGGGCATAAACGAGTTGATGACCCGTGTTGGTCGTGCGGAGATGGAGAAGCGTGGCATCAAGCCATCCAGATCTCCTATCAAGAGGGCCAAAGGCGGCATGGCCAATAAGCGCACTAAGAGCACCAAGTGGGAAGCCAAGTGGGGATAGAAGACCTACTGCGGGACGCTTTGTCTGAGGAAGCTCGTGCGGCATCTGAGCAGATGGCTGACATTGAGTTTGAGGATGAGATTCAGACCCGTCTTCCTGAAGACCTCCGCTATGGTGGTCTTTATGGCTTGATGTCTTATCTAGGCATGCAAGGTCAGGGTGATCAAGAAGGAACGCTGGGCCGACGCGCTATTATTAGGCCGATGGGTATGCCTTCTCGCGACCAGCGGCAAAGGATGTCCAATGCTTTGGGTCATTATGCTCCTCCGACAACTACCGAGGATGCTCTTGCTAGAGACGCAAGAAGGACGCTTGGCTTTGATTTTTACCAAGGCTCTTACCCCAAGCCTGATGAGATCAGGTACTTTCAATCCACAGACCGAAAGCTAAGGGATGAAGGCGGGAAGCTTTATAGCGGCAAAGAATACGAAGGGTATGGTGGGTTTGGCGGTCTAGACGATCTATCAAAGACAGTAAATCATGAGTTGTTTCATAGGGCACAAAGCCTTCCATTGTTTGAAGACAGGCTTAAACAATTAGAGCTTGAAATGGAAAGTGTTGATCAAGACTCTTCGGAAGGTCGTGCGGAGTACAGAAGGCTGAATAAAGAACGTGCTAGACTGTATTCTTTTATTAATGAAAGTCACTATTATTTAGACGCATTTGACGCTGCTTATCCAAACACTCCTAAAGAAAGGAAGTTAAAAGAGTCTTTTGGAGGAGACAGACGCCCTCTTACGATGTTAAATCTTAGAAGGCTACAAGACGATATCAGAGGTTATTTAACGCCTGAAAAACAAAAGGAACTTGGGGTCAGGCTTCCAACCCCTGCGGCGAAACCAAAAGAACCGCCAGGCTTTGTTGAACGGGCAATAGACTATGCTAAGGACATTTTTTAATTGCCATACTTACAAAGTAACATCCCGCACTTTAAGGCGTGGGTGAGACGGGAATACACACACAATCACGAGAAATACCATGGCGAGTTTTTACACGCGATGGTTATTGCTGTAACTACGATGCCTACGAGATGCCTCAGTTTTCAGGTCATTTTCACTGGGTGTGAAACTGACGATGATGAGGACGAACCGAATGTTCATGGTGGAGCCATGTGGGCAAGAATGCCGATCACTGCTTTGGTTGCGGATACGCCGTTTGAGGAGTGGCCAGTCCCTATGGCGGTACATGATGCCCAGCCTTGGGACTGTTCTTCTCACACTCATGCTGTATACGTTTTAGATCGCGCAACGCCGTGCCCCTGGATGGCCAAAATTGGTGGGGAGATGTACCCCGCGAAGTACTTGTTCACTGTGGATTATGCTGAGAATGAGATCGCTGATGATCCTGCACAGCACAAACAATCGCATGTGATGGAGTTACTTGATGCTGGCGAGTGGACGGGGAATATAGTAGCTTTGCCCAACAACAGGGTGAGGGTGACGCATCCTGCGTGGTTTGAGACTGGTGATGGCGCCCCTGATTTTAGGCCGTCACAGCATATTCATTACAGCAAGTCGGACTTGGATTACACGCTAGATGTGAACCGTATCTTCGATAATCTGTACGCAGACAAAGACTGAGACGAACTCAGAAAGGGCGAGCCATGGCTATAGAGCGCGGTGTAGATGACGTTGATATCGATGAACTTGATATCGAAAACAGTTCAAAAGAGATTCAGCTTTCTGAGGGTTCTGATGAAGACCTGATGTTTGATGACATGGACGATGAAGATGCCATGATGATGGACGATGGCACCATGGTCTTTGGTGAAGGCGATCTTGATATGGAGGCTCCTCTTGCGTTTGACGCCAACCTTGCAGAGGTTATTGATCAAGCGGATCTAGGTCGAATCTACTCTGACTTGATGGGTGATATTGATGACGATAAGTCATCGCGCAAAGAGTGGATTGATCAGTACACCGAGGGCTTGAAGTTCTTAGGTATGAAGTTTGAAGATCGCACAGAACCCTTTGACGGGGCTTCTGGCGTCATTCACCCCCTCTTGGCTGAGTCTGTCACGCAGTTTCAAGCACAAGCTTACAAAGAGATGTTGCCTTCTGGTGGGCCTGTTAAGACGATGGTCATGGGTATGGGCACGCCCCAGACTGACCTTCAGGCTGCTCGTGTGCAGGAGTTCATGAACTATCTGATCACTCAGGAGATGAAAGAATACGATCCTGAGACAGACCAACTACTTTTCTATTTGCCTTTGTCTGGCAGTGCGTTTCGTAAGGTTCACTTTGATCAGTCGCTAGGCCGTCCTGTATCGCGTTTCATCCCGTCTGAGAAACTGATTGTGCCTTATGGCACTACGAGTCTTGATGATGCGGTTCGTATCACGCATGTAATTGACATGTCGATGAACGAGGTTCGCAAGCTTCAGCAGGCTGGTTTTTATCGCAAGACAAAGGTCAGTGGCGAGTCTGATGACTCGACATATTCAGCTAGTGACATTGAGGAAGAGATTGATGAACTACAAGGCGTTAAGCCATCTGGTAGCTCAAACGATTACGACGCCGAGGTTATGGAGGTTCATGTTGAGTTGGACATTCCAGGGTTTGAAGATGTCGATGCTCAAGGCGAAGAAACGGGTATCAAACTACCGTACATCGTCACGCTACTACCGAAGCAGAGCACTATCCTTTCTGTTCGCAGGAACTACAAGCAAGACGATGCTATGCGCCGTCGCATTGACTATTTTGTTCACTATAAGTTTCTGCCAGGTGTTGGTTTTTACGGTTTTGGTCTGACCCACATGATTGGTGGCTTGTCTCAAGCGGCCACTTCTATTCTGCGTCAGTTGATTGATGCCGGTACGTTGGCGAACTTGCCTGCAGGATTTAAGGCTCGTGGCATTCGTATCCGAGACAACGATGTTCCATTGCAACCTGGTGAGTTCAGAGACATGGATGCGCCTGGCGGGTCATTGCGCGATGCGTTGATGCCTCTGCCGTTTAAAGAGCCAAGCGGCACACTCTTGCAGTTGCTGGGCATGTTGGTTGACGCAGGCCGTCGTTTCGCTTCTGTTGGTGATATGCAGATTGGTGATGGCAACCAAGAGGCGCCTGTAGGCACAACGATTGCGTTGCTTGAGCGCGGTAGCCGAGTGATGAGCGCGATACACAAGCGAATGCATTACAGCCAGCGTGTGGAGTTCAACATACTTGCACGAGTGATCAAAGAGTCACCGATCAAGGCGTATCCATACCAGATCGCTAGTGGGCAGCAGCAGTTGTTGGCACAGGACTTTGATGATCGTATCGACATCATTCCTGTGTCTGACCCGAACATATTCTCCATGAGCCAGCGCGTTATGCTCGCTCAAGAGATGATGCAAATGGTCCAGTCGAACCCGCAGATCCATGGGCCACAAGGCATGTACGAGGCGTATCGCCGTATGTACGAGGCGATGGGTGTGCAGCAGATTGAGCAGTTGTTGCCACCACCACCACAGCCACAGCCTGTGTCACCAGCAATCGAGAACTCTGGGTTCTTGCAGATGCAGCCTGCACAGGCGTTTGCTCAACAAGATCACGATGCTCACATTGATTCGCACATTGCGTTATTAAAAACACCGCTTATTTCTGCAGCGCCTCCTGGTCAACAGCAGGGCATGTCGATGATTCAAGCGCACATTTATCAGCACATTGATTTCAAAGCGCGTGAGATGGCTCAGCAAGACCCTGAGATTCAACAGATGCAGCAACAGATGCAGCAGACTCAGCAGCAAGCTCAGATGGATCCGATGATGATGCAACAGGTTCAGATGCAAATGCAGCAGATGCAACAGCAGATGCAGGTGATCATGGAAGACAAGGTCGCACAGATTTCTATGCAGTTGACTGAGGCGATGGCGCCAGAGCTTGCACCGACACAACAAGATGACCCGCTGGTTAATCTGCGTGATCGTGAGCTTGATATCAAAGAAGCGGATCTGCAGCGCAAAGCTGAGGAAGCTGATCGAAGAATTAAGCTGGAAAGTGAGCGAATTGATAACACTGCCGACATGGCTGATGAGCGCATGGACTTACAGCGCGAGTTGGCTGAAATGAAAGATAGTGTTGCAAGGGAAAGAATCGACTTGCAGAAATCTGCTCAAATGGCTAAAACTGCAGAAAACGTGGCGAAAGAATTTTTCGGTAATCGATAGAGAGATTTACAATGAGTTCAGTACGACAGAAAATGGCCCAAGTTCAGAAGGCCGCAAACAAGGCATTTGAGGCTTTGAAGAATGGCGAAGAACCAAAGCCCATCCAACCGGCAGTTGTGGAAGAAGTTTCTGCGGAAACTGAAGCGAATGTTGAGGCGATGGTCGAACCCAAAGTAAAGGCCGCACCCAAGAAGAAAGCCGCGCCTAAAGCTAAGGCCGCACCCAAATCAGCACCTAAAGGTAAAAAGTCATGATCAAGCGTCAAACAAGTTTTCCTCAGCCCAAGGTTACCGATAGCAAGGTATCTATTAAGGATCAGGGCACCGTTAACTATGCGAAGGCTGAAAGCATTGCTACTCCAGGCAAGCCCGCTCCTTTTGGTGCCGGTGAGTCTCGAGGTGGTGGTGCGGCACTGCGCGGCAAGAAGTTCAGCGGGATTTACTAATGAGCGCGCTTCCCATTCGGGGCTATTCGCCCAATCGTCAAGATTACATTGATGATCCTGATAAGTTTAATAATCCCATGCTAGGTCGTTCTATGCCTCGCCCAGACGATGTGTACAATCGTGGGCAAGCACCCGTTGAAATGCCGATGCCTCCAGCGCCTATAGCGACTGAAACTGTCCTCACGAGCCAGCCTGATGGGGCATCTTTCGAGTCAGACTATATCGATTGGTTGAGGTCTAAGCCTGTACAACCTAGACGGCCTAAAGGCATGGGTGCAGCAAGCAAGAGTTATCAAAAGGCGAATAGGGAATACAAAGAAAACTTAAAGCAGTGGGAAGCAAGCGAGCCATCAAGGGCGATGTACAGCACCGCGCCTGTGACTACTGCTCCTACAGAGCCTGCTCCTACAGAGCCTTTTCCTCCAGAATTTATGCCTCCTCCCACAGAAACGCCCGATAAGTTTGAAGGCAGGTATGTGCCGCCAACATCAAACCTTGGCACTCCTGACTCACTAATACCAAGCAACATCGTTGGTCAGTCGTATGACCCAGGCTTTGCGGCAAGATTTTTTGCAGGTGGCACAGGTGAAACCAATGTGGATGCAGGCAATGGCATGGGCATGATGGTGATGCCACAACGACCAGAACCACCAGTGGGTAGCGTTTTTGGCGGGTACGGTCAGCAAGCACCTATGCAGGCGTTAGCGCCTTACGCAGGAATGGCTCAGTCGCAACCTATGCCAACTGACTTCTTTCCAACGTATATTCCAAGGCCTGATCCTATTTATGAAACAGTGCCACGGCCTGAGACTAATCAACCAGCGCCGCAGCCTAATGCACAGCCTGTAATGTCTTCTAACATCCCAGGCGCCATTCCGGGCAATACGCCTGGAGTTGATTTCAATGTTTTTGAAAATCCGATGGGGTCCTACGTTAGATAAATGGATTCAATATCTCTCGCGGCCTACATCTACAAAAAACTAGATCAATATGAGCAGTCTCATGTTGATTATATAACCTCTGGTAATATCAAGGATATGGAGGACTACAAATTTGCGATGGGTGAGTTATCAATGCTTCGCACCCTTCGTGATGAACTGAAAGAAGCGTTGCATATTGAAGGAGATCCCCTCGATGAGTGATCTATTATTAGATTCCATCGCATCAAAACCGTCCGTTACGGATGCATATGTGAATGAAGAAAATCGGGTCTTAGACCCGTCTGTGCTAGACAAGTCTTTGGTTGAAAGAATGCCAACTCCAACTGGCTATCGTTTGTTAGTACTTCCTTACAAAGGGAAGGGCATGACAGAAGGCGGTATACAGTTAATCCAATCAACGCTCGACAAGGAAAACCTTGCCACTTCTGTTTGTTATGTCATGAAAATGGGCCCGCTTGCCTATCAGGACTACGAGAAGTTTGGTGATGACCCATGGTGTGAAGTCGGTGATTGGGTGCTTATTGGTCGTTATGCCGGTGCTAGGTTCTCCCTTGAGGATGACCATGAAGTGCGAATCATTAATGACGATGAAGTGATTGGAACCATTCTTAACCCAGACGATATTAAGTCTGCATAGGTGAAATGACATGTCGGAAGAAACATTGACTGAAGCTTTATCAAAGCTTGACGATGACAACATAAACAAGGCTGCGCTTCCCGAACACAAGCGTGTTGAAGAAGAGGTTCAGGAAGAACCTACTTACATTGAGTTCTCTGAAGAAGAAGCTGAATCCATTGCGCCGGTTACTGAAGACTCTGTTCGTGAAGAGTTTGAGTCGCCTGATACTGATGCAGAGCCAGAGCTTACGGAGGCCGAAAGGCGTGCTCGTTCTGCACAAGAGCGCATCAACAAGGCTGTTGGCCAAGCAAAAGACTTTCAGCGCAGAGAGTTGCAGGCGCTTCAGTACGCGAAAGAGTTGAAGCAACAGAATGAGGAACTAGCTTCTCAACTGCAAAGCACTCAAACGTCTACTGCTGAGCAAAACTTGAAGATGCAGGAAACGTATAGCAACGAGTTTGCTAATCGTGTGGAAACTCAAGCTGAAGCAGCTAAACGCAATCTTAAAACTGCGTATGAGTCTGGCGACCCTGACGCTATGGCCGAGGCTCAACAGCTTTTGGCTAGGGCAGAAGCGGATCGTAATGCGCTTTCTCAGTATCAAAGAGATCTTGAGAAATACAAAGTTGATTACGCAAACTGGCTTGAGCAGCAAGAAGCTAATATGCAGGCAGAGCAAGAGCTTGCTCAGCAACAGCCTGTTTACCAAGAAGAGCCTGCATATCAAGAGCCATCAGCTAAGGCCCAAGACTGGGCTTCTGCAAACGAATGGTTCGGCACGGACACTGTCATGACCAATGTGGCTTTCGCCATACACAACGACTTAATACAGAGCGGTGTTGACTTAGAATCTGATGAATACTACGCTCAAATTGATTCTCGTATGAGGCAAGAACTGCCGCATAAATTTAACGAGCAAACTAACGCGGGAGACAACCAACAACCCGTCCAAACTGTTGTCTCTGGATCGCGCACGACTGGAACTGGACGCAATCAAAACTCTCGTAGAGTTGAACTGACAACAAGTGAACAAGCATTAGCTAGGAAGCTTGGAGTACCGTTCAAAGAATACGCAAAACAGAAAATGAGGCTACAACGATCATGAGTGACGAAATAAAGGGTTCTAATAGAACGCCAAGAAGCAGTGGAAGCCGAGAGGCTAAAGCTGCCCGTAAACCATGGAAGCCGCCTCAAGCGTTGGAAACTCCTGAACCGCCTCCGGGGATGAAGTATCGATGGCTGCGAACCCATATTCGTGGGGAAGCAGACAAGACCAATGTTCACATGAGATTTCGTGAGGGGTACGAACCTGTACGTCCTGAAGAAATCGCAGGCTATGACTTGCCCGTCATTGACGAAGGCAACCATACCGGCACTGTGGGTGTTGGCGGATTGATGCTTGCAAAAATCCCAGAAGAAACGGTTGAAGAAAGAAATGCTTATTTTGCTAAGCAAACGGATCAACAGATGCATGCTGTTGATAACGATCTTATGAAAGATGAGCACCCTGCTATGCCAATCTCTAACGAGAGAAAGACGCAGGTATCATTTGGCCGAGGGAAGAAATGACCTCATTTTTGATTGTGTTTAACTAGGAGATCCCAAATGGCGAACCAAGATGCCGCTTTTGGAATGCGTCCAGTGCGTATGGTGGGCGGTGCCCCCTATACTGGTGGACAAAGCCGATATCGGATCGCTGCTAACTATGGAACTGCTATCTTCCAAGGAGATATGGTTGCCCAGGTTACTGGTGGTACGGTAGAGGTCCACGCTGACGGAGGCACTGTGCCTATCGTTGGTGTGTTCAACGGTTGTCAGTACACCGATCCTACTACTAAGGAACAGGTTTACAGCAACTTCTATCCTGCAAGTACTAATGCTTCAGACATCATTGCTTTTATCATTGATGATCCGAATGTTGTGTACGAAATCCAGGCTGATGACACGTTCCCGATTGCCGACTTGTTCGGTAACTTCGATATTGTGTACACCAGTTCTGGAAGCACTGTAACTGGCATTTCTGGCGCTGAGCTAGATGTGACCACGGGTGCAACCACGGCAGGCCTGCCAATTAAAGCAATTGATATTTCTGGCGACCCAGAAAACTCAGATGTTGCTACGGCGAATACCAACGTTCTTGTTGTTATTCAGAACTCAATTTACGGCCAAAAAGGCGCCGGTTTAGCATAGGAGGCTAACTAATGGCTATTTCAAGAGCACAATTAGCCAAAGAGCTAGAGCCTGGTCTCAACGCTTTATTTGGCATGGAATACGCTCGTTATGAAAACGAGCACGCCGAGATCTTTGAAACTGAATCTTCAGACCGAGCGTTTGAAGAAGAAGTGCTGATCGTAGGCTTTGGTAACGCTCGTGATAAGTCTGAAGGACAAAGTGTCGGTTACGATTCTGCGTCTGAAGGTTTCACTTCTCGTTACACTCACGAAACCGTTGCGCTTGCTTTCGCGTTGACCGAGGAAGCAGTGGAAGACAACTTGTATGACCGCCTCGGTGCGCGTTATACGAAGGCTCTTGCGCGCAGCATGGCACACTCAAAGCAAGTTAAAGCTGCTAACGTTTTGAACAATGCGTTCAACTCTAGCTTTGCTGGTGGCGACGGTGTCGAGTTGATTGACGATGCACACCCCCTTGCTGGCGGTGGTACGTTCTCAAACCGACCAAGTGCTTACTCAGATCTGAACGAAACCTCACTCGAAGATGCTTTAATCAGCATTTCTACGTTTGTAGATGATCGTAATATGATCTTGGCTCTGCAGGGCGTTAAGTTGATTGTTCCACCACAGCTTCAGTTTGTGGCGGATCGTCTTCTAGACACCCCCGGACGAGTAGGTACGGCTGACAACGACATCAATGCAATCAGGAATATGGGCATGCTGCCGCAAGGTTATGCAGTGAACCACTTCTTGACTGACACTGATGCTTGGTTTGTTAAGACCGACTGCCCAGATGGGTTCAAGCACTTCGAGCGAAGCCCGATTTCAACTTCTATGGAAGGTGATTTCGACACAGGCAACGTGCGTTACAAGGCCCGTGAGCGTTACAGCTTCGGCTTCAGTAACCCACGCGCCGTGTTTGGTTCTCAAGGCGCTTAATTGTTCCACATGGAACAATGAGATAAGGGGCACTTGTTGCCCCTTTTCTTTTTGTGCTGTATAAAACAACTATCCCTGACAGATGCATACCGCATCTGACACTAGCCACGACAGGAGATACTCATGGCGAATACGACTTTTTCGGGTGCGGTGCGATCTGAAAGCACCTTCAAAGCTATCAGCAAAAATGCCACTACTGGCGCAATTACTGAAATCACTACCTATGGCGGCGCTCCAGTTAGCCTAGCAGACGGCAACGTAACGCTTACCAACGCCACTCACAGTGGACGAGTTCTGCTTGTTCCAGATGGCGGACAAGACAACACTTACACTCTACCTGCACCAGTTGCTGGTTCTGTGTTTAAGTTTGTTTACGCGGGCGGCGCTGCTGATGCCACGGATGCAATTATTGTCACTCCCGGCAACACTAACTTTTACATTGGCGGTGTTACCTTCTTAGATACAGACGGCAACGAAGTTAGTTCAGTCTTCTCTGATGGCAATTCCAACAGCAGCATTCAGTTGAATGTTCCTGCTGGCTTTGAGGTAACCATTGTTGGCTTGAACACGACCAACTATCAGATCTTTGGAAATGTAACGAGTACTACTGCGCCTGCGTTTGCTGATCAGTAATATATTGATTAACTTCAATGAGAGGGCATAAGCCCTCTCTATTTAGGAGAAAAGCATGGCTGATACAGTAACATCTCAAACCATCCAGGATGGCGAGAGAAAGGCCGTACTGAAGTTTACAAACATAAGTGATGGAAGTGGCGAATCAGCAGTTACCAAGATTGACGTAAGTGCTCTTGCGGCTAACAGTGCTGGGGCAGCTTGCACTGAGGTTGCGATTGCAAAAATCTGGTGGCAGTGCGTCGGCATGGGGGTTGAGCTTTTGAACGATGCAACCACAGATACTCTGATCATCGGCTTGTCGCCTGATTCAAATGGATTCCATGATTATTCACCGTTTTCTGGGATACCAAATGATGCTGGATCTGGAAAGACGGGTGATGTGAAGTTCACCACAATCGGTGCAAGCAACACAGACACTTACACCGTAATCGTTGAAGTATTGAAGACGTACTAATGGCAACCTCAGGAAGCTCTGATTTCGAGCCAGATGTTGCGGAGTACGTTGAGGAAGCATTTGAACGATGCGGCCTTGAGTACCGTACTGGCTACGATGGGGTGACCGCAAGACGGTCACTCAATCTTTTGTTTGCTGATTGGGCAAACAGAGGGTTAAACCAGTGGACTGTTACCAATAGTACCACCACCCTATCTCAAGGCGATGAGTTTATTGATTTAACGGCTACTACCATCGATGTGCTTGATGTTGTTGTTAGGCGAACTGACGGCAGCAACACGACAGATATAGCTATGGAGCAGATCGGGCGGTCTGAGTACTGGAATCTTCCCGACAAATCCACTCAATCTAGGCCGACTCAATTCTTTCTAGACAAACAAATAACGCCAAGGCTGTATATTTGGCCTGCATCTGAAAACTCTACAGACCAGTTGATCATTAACCGCCTGGTTCGTATTGAAGACGCAGACGCTGGTGTCAACACAGTAGATGTCCCTTTTAGGTTTTACCCATGTCTGGCAGCAGGGCTGTCTTACTACATAGCCTTGAAGAAGGCGCCTGATCGAGTTCAGATGCTTAAAGCCTTGTACGATGAAGAGTTTGCTCGGGCTGCGGATCAAGATCAAAGCAGAGCGTCATTGATGGTGGCGCCTAGCATGAGGTCTAGGATAGCGTAATGGCCTTTGCTTCTGGCAAGTATGCGATTGCCATCTGCGACAGATGTGGCTTTCAGTATAAATACACAGAACTTAAAGAAGAGTGGACTGGGTTCCGCGTTTGTAATGAATGCTTTGAACCAAAACACCCTCAACTAGAGCCGCCTAGGCACGTTTCTGATCCAGAGGGCTTGAGGTTTGCTAGGCCGAATCGGGCGGCAAGCACTGTAGCTGGTGAAGGCGTTGTTAGAACCATTGATGCTAACCAGATGATGTCTATCACTGGCGACCCTATTGGCTCGGCCTTTAGCATTGATGGCGCAACCGGCTCCATTGGAACAGTAACGGTGGTAACAACATGAGTTTTACATTAGCGAGCTTAAAATCTACGGTTCAGGACTACTGTGAGACTGCAGAAACGACTTTTGTTGCCGAGCTAGATACGTTTATCCAAGAGGCAGAAGAGCGCATATTGAAGAATGTGGAGCTTCCTGTGTTCAGAAAGAACGTTACAGGCAACGGCACTTCAAGTTCTCCATACCTAGGCACGCCAACAGACTTCTTGGCCACATACAGTTTGGCGCTGATCATCGACAGTGTTTACACCTATCCATTGTTCAAACATGTATCGTTTATTAGAGACTACACGCCAAATCCATCAACGACTGGGGCAACAAAGTATTATGCTTTGTTTGATGACAGCACGTTCATTTTGGCGCCTACACCTGCAGCTAATTACGACTATGAACTGCACTACAAATATCGTCCTGCATCTCTGACAACAACGTCAGGATCAAGCACAACCTGGCTTTCAGATAATGCGCCAGATGCCATGTTGTATGGCACGCTAGTTGAAGCGGCTACTTTTTTGAAAATACCTGAAGAAGCTGCTCAGTATGAGCAACGTTTCTTGTCTGCTGTATCCGCGCTAAAGAAGCTTGGAGAAGGCTATGGAGCAAGAGATGAATTCAGATACGATATTGCTAGGGGGTAACATTGGCTTTGTTTGAAGCATCTACTCTTGAGGTTGGCAACGTTGTTGTGGCAACAACTCAGAACAAAGGGCATGACCCAGAGTTTTGGGCAAAGACGGCATCAGATAGAATTGTGAGTGTCGGTGGAAACTGTCATCCTTTGATTGCCCAGCAAGCTGAAGCTTTTAAGCAGTCTGTGGAAACAACGGTAAGTTTTTACATTAAAGAAGCGATCAAGAGCGATAGAACAACGTTGATTGCCGAACTAGAACGTCAAGGCCATGGCGACATGGCGAACATAATCAGGAGTCTGTAATGGCGATAACAACTGCAATGTGTACTAGCTTCAAGAAAGAGCTTATGGAGGCAGTGCATAACTTCAAAAACTCAGGTGGCAGCACGTTTAATCTTGCGTTGTACACAAGCTCCGCTTCTTTAGGCGCCGGAACTACAGCGTACACAACGTCAAACGAAACATCTGGCACGGGTTACACTGCTAAAGGCGCCGCGCTAACTCGCGTTGATCCTACTACTTCAGGCACTACAGCGTTCACAGACTTTGCTAATCTTACGTTTAGCTCAAGCAGTATTACTGCACGAGGCGCGTTGATTTTTAATGATTCTGCATCTGGCGACCCTGCTGTATGTGCGTTAGATTTTGGCGCTGATAAAACGTCAAATTCAGGGGATTTTACTATTCAATTTCCCGCAGCAGATGCCTCAAATGCGATTATTCGCATCGCATAGCGAGTAATATGTGGCAGATCTATTTGGATGGGGCAGAGGTACTTGGGGCGCAGGCCCATGGGGCGAAGTAAACCCTGTTGCAGTTACGGGTGTCGCAGGTACTGGCGCTGTTGGAACAGTTACTGTTGGGCTGGGACAAACCATTGTTGCAACAGGTGTTGCAGGAACTGGGGCAGTTGGAAGTGTAACAGTCGCAATACCAAAAGTGGTTGTCGTAGAAGGGGTTTCAGCTACAGGAGCAGTATCTGCTGTTAATGTTTGGAGCTTGGTAGACACAAGTCAAACACCTGGGTGGCAAGAGGTGCTCTGATGTTTCAGAGAGTAAAGAAAGTTATTAAGGGAATAGAGAAAGCCCAAGACTAAAAGTCGGAGAAAACAGATGGCAACTTACGTTAACGATTTACGGCTCAAAGAGATATCTACCGGCGATGAGGCAGGTACCTGGGGCACCAGTACGAATACCAACCTTGAGTTGATTGCAGAGGCATTTTCGTTTGGCACAGAAGCGATCACGACGAATGCAGACACCCACACCACGACGATAGCTGATGGTTCTACTGATCCGGGCCGGTCGCTGTTCCTCAAGTATACTGGCACCCTAGATAGCACTTGCACGATCACGATAGGGCCAAACACGGTCAGTAAGCTGTGGTTCATTGAGAATGCTACCAGCGGGTCACAGAGCATCATCATCAGTCAAGGCTCTGGTGCGAATGTCACAATCCCTACTGGTCAGACCAAAGCAGTCTATTCAGATGGCGCTGGATCAGGCGCTGCGATAGTTGATGCCTTGGTAGATCTTGATCTTACTGGCACAACAACTGTAGCGGCACTGACTGCCTCTGGCGTAATCACAGGGGCTACTGTCGAAGCGACTGGAGATACTTCGTCTGGCGACAATGCTGCAATGGGGTTTACTTCCGCAGAGGGACTCATCCTTACGGGGCAGGGATCTACTAACGATGTAACGATTAAGAATGACGCAGATGCCGCTGTCTTGCAGGTGCCAACTGGTACGACAAACGCAACGATTGCTGGAACCCTTGGTGTAGCTGGAGACGCAACCAACGGCGTTGTTATTAGTCAAGGCGACATTGCTATTAAGAATGGCGGTACGCAGTCCACGATCAAGTTTTACTGTGAAAGCTCTAACGCGCACTACGCACAGATTCAAGCTCCCGCGCACAGTGAATTTTCTGGCAATGTAACCCTAACGCTACCTGCGTCTACTGACACTTTGGCAGGTATTGCAGCTACGCAGACGCTTACGAATAAGACTCTTGATACGCCAACCATAACAGGCGATACATCTGCTGGGGATACTGCTGCGCTTGGTTTTACAAGTGCGGAAGGGATCATTGTAACTGGGCAAGGCTCAACGTCAGATGTCACGTTAAAGAACGACGCCGACGGGACTGTGCTAACGATCCCTACAGGCACCACCAACGTAGATATTGTTGGAGATCTTACTGCGGGTACGTTAAACGCTGATGGCGATACAGCCGCTGGAGATAACGCTGCGATAGGCTATACAGCAGCAGAGGGCTTGATCCTCACGGGTCAAGGCAGCACAAACGATGTCACGATCAAAAACGATGCTGACGCTGACGTAATCGAAATCCCAACGGGCACAACAAACGTAGCGATAGCGGGTGCCCTTGATGTCGGCGGGGCAAAAGCTAAGGTTGCAGGAACCGAAACGATCTATGTACCTGCCGCTGCGATGTACCCCAACAGCACAAACGGTTGTGCCGACTTGGAGCAGGTGGAACTATCCAACGGGCCAGAACTCAAGTGCTTGGACTTTGACGCAAGCTCTGATGAGAACGCTCAGTTTACCGTGTGTTTTCCTAAGTCTTGGAACGAAGGCACAGTGACATTTCAGGCGTTCTGGACGGTTACAGGCACCAATACAGGTACAGTTGCTTGGGGCTTATCGGGCGTTTGTATTGCAGATGACGCAAGCATCAATACCGCTTTTGGTACAAACGTGGTTGCCACGGCAAAAGCCTTTAGCGGAACGTCGAATGACATGACTGTATCGGCAACGTCTGGCGCAGTAACGATTGCCAACGCTGCCGTTGATACACAAACTTACTTTCAGATCATGCGTGATGTATCGGCAGACAGCCAATCAGGTGATGCTCGACTGCTCGGCATCAAGCTGTTCTTTACCACTGACGCAGCTAATGACGCATAAGGAGTAACTGATGTCGGGTTTTGGTTACAACGTAAACGGGTTTGGCTCTTTTCCTAGCCGCACACCGCCTTATCTCATAGACATTCTAGTAGTGGGTGGTGGTGGCGGTGGTGCAAGCTATTATTACGCTGGAGGCGGCGGTGGTGCTGGTGGTTTTCAAACGCTTTCCCAAATTACTCCCAACCTTAGCACCAATTATAGCGTCACTGTTGGCGCGGGTGGCGCACAAGCCTTTAATTTTTACGGCGGAAATAAAGGTGCCAACTCCGTAATATCTGGTACTGGCATAACGACAACCACTGGGAATGGCGGTGGTGCTGGTCAAGCACAAGCGGAAGCCTATAGTGGCGCAGATGGCGCTTGCGGTGGTGGTGCTGGTGCCAACGTTCAAGGATACGCTGGAGGAACTGGATCTCAAGGCGGCGATGGCGGTACTTCCTATAAAAGCGGTGACGTTCGCGCTGGCGGTGGCGGTGGTGGTGATGGCGGAAGCCCAGAAGATGGAGGCAATGGAGCAAACTATGCTGGCGGTGGCGGTGGTAATGGCGGTAACGGTCAAACATGGCTAGACGGAACTGCCTACGCTGGCGGCGGTGGTGGCGGCTTCGGAACCGTTGATTACGGCAACATGGAAGCAAGCGACGGTGGTACTGGCGGTGGCGGAGATGGCGGCGCGGCATCTAATGGCGGTGTTCAAGCTAATGGGCAAAATGCTACTGCAAACAGAGGCGCTGGCGGCGGTGGTGGCGCACGAATGGTTGTTGGTTCGTATCATGCAACCGCCGGTAATGGTTCATCCGGTGTAGTCATTCTTAGATACAAAGGTTCACAGCGAGGCACTGGTGGAACGGTAACATCAGTAGGCGGGTTTACTTATCATACCTTTACAAGCTCCGGCACATTTAACACAGGGTCGGGATAAGACATGGCACATTTTGCAAAAGTTGTTGATGGTGTTGTTGAGAACGTAATTGTTGCTGAACAAGACTTCATTGATACGCAAGAAGGTACTTGGGTTCAAACCTCTTATAACACGCGAGGTGGGGTGCATTTAGGGCAAGACCTAGAGCCTGATGGTGGTGTGGCGTTACGCAAAAACTACGCTGGGATTGGGTTCACATACGACTCTGTGCGCGATGCTTTTATTCCTCCCCAGCCGTTTGCCAGTTGGTTGCTGAACGAAGATACCTGCTTGTGGAACCCGCCTACAACGCATCCAACAGATGGAAAGGACTATATCTGGGACGAAGACACCACCTCTTGGGTGGAGGTGGGTGATTAAGTCTTTTGACCAATTAGTGTGTTTGAGTGGACTGCCTAGAACGGGTTCTAGTTTACTTTCTGCACTGCTGTCGCAGAACCCTGCAATACACGCAGAAGGTAATTCGACGCTTTGTCAGATTATGTGGGACACTCAAAACTCATGCAGAGATGCCTCCAAAGAGGCTATAGCGGCAAACAACAGGTTCTATTGTGTCCACGACATAGTGTCTCAGTTGCCTCACTCTTACTACAAAAGGAACGAAAAACAGGAACGGATTGTCGTAGATAAGTGTCGAACATGGACGCTGAAAGCTAACATGCAGATGGTCGATGAGTTTATTGGCAAGGATACAAAGGTAGTCGTTTTGGTTCGTCCTGTTGTAGAAATCGTTAAATCGTTTGTGAAGCTGTACAAAGAAAACGGTATTTACACAGAACAGTTAGAAAGGGATTTATTTAATCCAGGCAGTGACCCTTTGACGAGGCCGCTCGCGGGTGTTTATGCAGCACAACAAGACACAAGTGGTCGGTTTCTGTTTGTGTCTTACAGGGATCTAGTGGAAGACACAGCGCAAACATTGAAAGGCATATATGATTTCTGTGGATGGGATCGATTCATTCACAACACAAATAACATCAAGCAAAAGTACACTGAAAACGATGACATTTATGGCTTGAAGGGAATGCACAGCGTAAGAAAGAAAGTAGGGTATCGAAAGAACCATACGCAGTTGATGGATGAAACTGTGCAAAAGTGTATGGAGCTAGACAAAGCTCTCAATCTGATCGATACAACGGTCAACACGGAGGCTAATTATGGGATTCTTAATTGACGTATTTCATGGCGTGACCTTTGCCATAGCACTGTCAGCAGTGCTCTGCGCCACGACCACGCCGCCGAACAACGAATGGGCGAAGAAAGCATATCGGATCATGAATATCATCGCTTTCAACGTCTGGAAGTCTGAAGACAAGTAGCACCCTGTGGACATAGGGTCAGTCAGCGACACTGCTCAGGTAAGCTGGAAGCAGATAGCGGTTCAGAAGCAAGAGCGCCTGCGGACGGGTGCCGAGGGTGAGACTGTGCGCGAAGCTGTGGAAACAATAATCCCGACTGTCTACACCAAAGAAGGCAACAAGGTAGAGGCGCAGCCACTTGCGCCAACCCAAAGAGTGAATATATCGGTATGAGCGACAAAGGCGAACAAGCATTAAACGAAGTCAACGCGCATGAGCGTGAGTGTGCCTTGCGCTACCAACGTATCGAAGAGCGCCTTGCAGAAGGCTCTGCCAAGTTTAAGCACCTAGAAAACCTGATATACGGACTGTATGCGCTGATTGCAGCGGCGGCGCTGCCGCAGTTCTTCCTTGGCGGCTGACCATGATTGGTGAAATCGCTGCTATCGTGGCTGGCGTAAACGCGGCTACAAGTGCGATTAAGCAGATCGCTGAGACTACCAACGACATTCAATCCATCTCGGGATTTCTATCTGCTCTAGGCGGCGCTGAGGTAGAGCTTCAACGCGCCCAAAACGAGGGAAAGCTGTCAGAGGCGGACGCTGTAAAGGCGGCACTAGCCAAGAAGCAGATCCAAGAAACCATGCGTGAAATTAAGGATCTGTTTACCGTATCCGGGAACGGGCAGCTATACCAAGAGGCTATGCAGGCAATGGCGGAAGCCCGTAAGCAAAAGCAGCTTGAGTTGGCTAGAGCAGCGGCAGCTAAAAAGAAGTTTTGGAAAGAGGTTAGGGAAATCTCTTTCGTCATTGGAATACTGGTAATTCTTTTGCCCATGACGCTGGCGTTATTGCTTGGTTGGTTAACACGATGATGGCTTTTTTGCTTGTCGTGGTCGTGAACGGAGAGCCGATAGAAGATCAGTTCTACTTCCGCGATATCACACGGTGTAACACGTTTGCTTACTACGTCAGCACAGGTAAAACTAAGATAAACAACCGTTACCAG